AACTAAGTATAGTCTGGCAGGACCGTCCAATGGAGTTATCTGGTAACTTATCTAGCAGCCGATTCTTAATACCTTGTATTGGAGTATAAAAGCTAGTAATAAAAATACTACCAACGGCTATACCCAATATGTTATAAATAGTAACGGAGATCATTTTTGTAGCTCTTTTAAATACTCTCTTACTATTCTTCTTATTTGAGATACTTTTCGTGTCTCTCGTCTTTTACGTCTTTTCTTATACCTATCTACTACTTTAGGATAAACCATTGAGAGCAGTAGAGCGATTAAGGCAAAGTTAACTATAAAGCTTATTTCTAGTATTATGTCAGATGTTTGCATTTTTCTTTTATTTTTTTAAGAGTCTTTTTTAGTCCTGATTGTAATGAACCATAAGGTATGTTATACTTCTCTGAAATCTCTACGTACGTATTACCCCAGTCTATCTTTTCCGTTAGTAACATTTTCTCATAAGGATCTAACTCAGACATTTGTTTGTTTATACACATCTGTAGATCTGATATTTCATCCTCGAAGGGCTTAGGGTAGTTAGGTTCATTGTCGTACTTATAGCTACCGACGAATAGTTCTCTGGTTTGACCTAAGAATTTTCTATGATGATGAAAGAACCTTGAGGTAGAACTCTTTAGTTGAAAGTTGCCGATAAAAGTAACGAAATGCTCGCACTTATTATTTACACAAGACTCATACTGCACGTCTAAAGGTTTGTTTAAAAAGAATTCTAAACTTAATTGTAATAAATCATCCTGCCATTTCGAAGCTCCTTGTCCACATATCTTTTGCATATTAATTTGCAACTGAGGAAATATCTTAGTAATATGCTTATCTACAAATGCTTTCTTTTCTTTATCTGTCATTACTCTTTCTTGTTACCTGTTATATCTTTTGGAAAGAACTTTCCTAAAATATTAGCATTTTTACTCATTGGGTTTCTAAGAGCTTGTAAACTAAATAAAGCTTCTGTTTCTAAAAACGTTAACTCCTTCTTACTGTAAGCAAAGTCTATAATAGTTCTATCTACTATCTCCCATGACTCTAATTGTTTAAAATATTTATTGCTAGAACAGTAACTTAACCATTTACTTTCTGTCGTAACTTTCCGTTTCCGTTTAGTACCCTTAAGCGCAGCTTTTGTAACCGTAGCATATAAAGCCTTACGGCCAATATACCAATACCCTAAGACATCTGTTAAAATGTATATAAAACCTACTGCGCTTTTAGGTACATCTTCTATCGAAGCAACTTCTTTATTCTGGTATTTCCAAGGTACCATTACGACTGTAATTTGACCCCACCGTCAGAACCGTAATATTTTTCTCCACCAGATAATTTACCATCACTAACTTTATTAAGTTTAGGTAACTTTAATGTACCAGGCTGAGGAGCTGTAGATTGCTTAGCAGGAGGCTGGTTAGCAAGACTAACATCTGATGTAGCTGCTGACATCGCATCCATGATACCCTGTACTGCTTGACTTACTTGAGCCATTTGTTGTTTAAGTTCAGATATCATTTGAAAAGCATCGTATTCATTTAGAAAAGTTTCCTTTCCATCCATAACTACTTTTACTTTTAGCTTAGGTTTTACTTGACCTTCTGGTTTATTATTTGTTGGAATGTATTTGCTCATAATAAATTAATTAATGCTTGATATTGTTTAGATGTTATTCTATTGTGTTTAGTTCCAAACTCGTAGATATTTTTAACAAATGCTTTTTGTTTATCACTAAGGTTAATCTGAGATATCTTAGTCTTAATTAATGTATCTAATTCTTCAAAACTATAGTAATCTTTATTATTTACTGGATTACTTTTTACTTCTATTGGTTTATTTATTTTCTTTTCTTCTATTTCTATTAACTTCTCTATTAGAAATATTATCTTATTTAACTTATCTTCCATATTATACTCTCTTAATATTATATATTATACATATCTAGGTTTTATCTTTTCTGGTTATCCTTACCGGGATATCCAATAAGGTAATGTTTTTTTTGCAGAAGATCAACTATTTCCTAAACTTTTTTTAATTTTTTTTTGTTTCCAGTTTTTACTAAAGTACTTTGCATTGTGTGCTTCTATCTTTTCTTGTAAGTCTGGAACGTCTTCAAATTGACAATCATTAGGTAATTCTGATATTCTAACCAAAGTATAACCTTTAGCTGCTCCTCTTTCTATTTCCTTTCCTGATCTTAGAACATTGGCTATAGTACCCAGACTACAACCTAAACCAAACTTAGCAACTATATTACCACTAAAGTATCTTTCTTGACCTGAACGATGTATAGCTACTAAAGGTTTTCTATTCACTCTTGCTACCTTAGTATGCATATTAGCTCTCACACCTAAATCCCAGCTATGTTGTATATTCTGCTGTCTGGTAACCCACTCTAAATTATCTAAGCTATTATTATGCTTATTACCGTCTTTATGATTAACCTCTAACGTCGTGTCTAAGGTAGGACAGAACGTCTCTAAGGTAAGTTTATGCGCTTTAAATAACCTAGGCTTCTTTCCCCTTCCATTAGGGTAGAAACCATGAATTGGTTCTGTAGGGTACAAACGAAAATGTAGATAGCCAATAGCATCTTTCTGAGCTTTAAGTTCTTTGGTTCGATTTTTAAGAGTCGATATAACTCTACCTGTGTTTGACACTAAGTATCTTTCGTAATTAGGTACTGCTTTCCATTCTTCTTTTTGTTTCATTTTTACTTTTCTTTATATTATTAATATACGATATATTTGACGTAAATGCAACTATCGTCTATATATACATAGCTCTTAAATACGTAAACCCTAAAAAAAAATAATTTGTTAAATAGTTGCCTAGTCGATATATTTTTCTTATCTTTATATTAATAAAGCGGGTGAATAGTTTACCTGCTGTTAATTTAAACTAAAATTAAGGTTATGGTAGAAGTACGATACAAAGAAGGATTAAAAAGAGAATTTAAAAACATTAAGTCTATTGCAAAATCAGCTCATAATTTAGCTGCTACTTTAGATTTACTAACACTTAATGGTTCAGAATCTGGTCCATTAGAATTGACTAACCGTCAATATAATCAGATACTTGCAGAAGTTCATCAAGCTATAATGAACCTAGAGTTTACTGAGAGTCACTTAAAACAATATTTAAATAAATAATTATGAGATTAAAAAATTTAAAAAAGATGTTAAAAGCAAGACCATTTATCGATGAGGTAAAATGGCAAATGGATGCATTAGTAGATGAAAAGATACTTAACGAAGATAAGGTAGTATTAGCTGCCGGTACTTCTTCAGGTAAAACTTTCTATACTATTATGTTGTTAAACTTATTCTATATGGATAAATCTAACAAAAACAAGAAGACTATTATTATACCTTCTGCTCAGACTAACTTAAGATCTAACTTCGAAGATTCGATTATAGATTTTAATCCTGACTTTAAGTATGTAGTCTGTAAGACTTGTGATGAGCTTAGAGATGCTGTAGATTCAGACGCTCAAGTAATTGTTTGTTTACCGCAGACTATTAGTATGTGTATTGATATTTTACCTAAAGTAGAGAAACTGATTGTTGACGAAGCTCACGTATGGTACTATGCTAAGACTGTAAAAACTATTATAAAGAAAACTCAACCTAAACAGCAGTTACTATTGACTGGTACTCCTTCTATCTTTATTTTAAAAGGTGGGTTCCATATGCACTTTGTACCTGTAATGGATTTATATGACGAAGGTAGAATTGCTGATACTGAAGTTCATGTTGTTTCTTCTTACTATGACTTTAAAGAGGAAGATTATAACGCTAATGATAACTTAACCTTAACTGCTATAGCTAAAGCTAGATTAGCTAACGAAGCTTCTTTTAAGAAAGTTATTTTAGGTATGATGAAAAAACTTAAAAACCCTATAAAGAGTCTTAAGAACGTAAACAGACTTACTAACGATGTTGCTGGTAAGTTCTTTAAGCATTTAGATAAGACTATTATATGGGCTAACTCAATTAAACAAGCTAATAAGTTTGCTGAAGTACTTAGAACCTTTGACGGTTTAGAAAATGGTGTACTAGTATCTCACAGTAAGAACGATGATGACTCTTCTCTTATGGATAAGTTTAAAGAAGATAACGATGTAAGAGTATTAGTTTCTGTAAACAGAGGTAGAATGGGTTGGTCTTATACCGAACTTTATAATGCTATTGACTTTACTATGACTAGAAACCTTAACTCTATTCTTCAAATGATGGCTAGATTGTTCAGGGTATCTAAAGTTGACGCTAAAAAAAGAAAGTATTTCTATAAAGTATCTAACTCTAAAGATGCTGGTTACTATACTGTTATTATGAAAGGTGCTTTACTTTTATTAGATAGAGAATGGTACTCTAAGTTTAACGGTAGAAACTTTAACGATATGAGAATACCTGTTACTGTACCTAGAAGAACTAATCCTAATAGAGACGGTGGTTGTAAAACTCCTGGTAGAAAGAGATCAGTTTATAATTATGAGATGATTGACTTACCTTTAGATATGAACTTTTTTAAGAGTGTATTAGCTAAACAAGACGATATGTTTAGTACTGTAGCTTGGACTACTATTGGTAAAGTTAGAGAAACTTTATTTAACATGACTATTCCTAACAATAATAGAAATTTGGAAGATACAATGAAACAAATTAAGAAGTATACTGATTATAGAGTATTTTATAAAAATGATTATAAATTAATGAACTGGCTTAGACATCACAACTATAAAAAAGCTATAGAAGAAGTATATGAACATTTTAAATATACTTATCAAAGTAAAAGTGGTAAGCAAGCTAGAATTAAACAATATTGGGATTTGTATAATTCTTTAAAACCAGGAGAAAAACTATATCAAGTTAGCCCTAAAGCAGCAACCTACTTAATTCTTAATGATAAAGAGAATTACAAAAAAGTAATTGGAGGAAGAGGAAGTGCTAGAAAAATGCCAGTAACTGCTATAAATGTTGAGACTAAAGAACACCTTAATTTTGATTCTTATACACAAGCTAGTAAAGCTTTTAAGGGTATAATTAACCGTTGTACTATAGCAAAAATTTTAAAAGGAAATAAAGATAGTTGGAATGGTTATACTTTTAAGTATGCTTAGTTGTTTAATTGAGATAAAGTTCTTATCTTATATATAAGTTAAACGTCATAACTTTAACCTTACATTTTTTTAAAACCCTTGAATTGCCCTCTACCTATGGAGGGCTTTTCTTTTTATGGGAATTGAGCGTTATAGAAAGAGAAGTTATTTGATACGTCTGTAGCAGTCATTGCACTACTATATAATCTAAATACACCCATTTGTCCTGGAAATGTACCTCCTGAATAGTTACTTGTACCAAACCATGCATTAGTATTTGCTGTTTCTCCTGTTCTATCAAAAGTAAAAGTATCAGTACCTGACATTGTTGTACCACCTTCACCTAACAAACTACCATTAAAATAAACCTTAGAAGTTTCTCCTTGACCGGCTGTATACACCATATGTAAAAAGCCTGCTAAAACAGCTTGATTATTAGTACCTACTGATACGTTGTTATTTTGCTGGGTAATAGTATCGAATCCTATTCTTTTAGGAGGGCTAGTATACTGCTGTAAGTTACTTTCTGCTCTTGAAAAACCATTATTGTCAAATCTAAATATTAAGTTATCATTGGATAAGTCACTAGCTAAATAACAAACAAACTCAAAAGTATATGCAGTTAAAGAAGCAAAAGCACCTGATAAAGCATCCATAAAGAAATAACCACCTGACTTAACATTTGTAGCAATAACTCCTTTGCCTACTGTAGAATCATAAGTCCATGTTTGTAATCCTGCTTGTAATTCAGAATCAAAACCATTACCAGATAAATCAGTAACCATATCTCCATCTGCTAAAGTAGTGCCCCCTGTCCAACTCCCATCTGTATTGTCTCCAAAGTCATAGTAAGCTACTAAATCTTGATCATAAGGTGGATTACCATAACCTATTCCACCTGCACCTGCTGCTGCTGCACCATAAAATCCAAAAGGTTTTACTAACATATAATATTATTTTAAATCAGTTACACTTGTAGCATCTAAAGTAGTACCGTCAAAAGAAACAAAAGTAAATACATCTACACTACCAGAAGCAGCTGTAGGTTGTAAACTTGTACCTCCTGAGAACTTAACTGAACTTTCGTAAGTCAATACTCCATAAGAATCTGCTGATGTAGAAGGCTGTATAGTTTTAAGCATTACAGTACCACCTTTCTTTATGTTAGCCGGTTGTATGTTTATATTACTACCGGATATAAGTTCACAAGTGTACATACTAGCTTTTTCCATATCTAAACTAAAGTTTCTACTACCATCTGCTGAACCACTTATTACCTCAGATTGTACTGAACCAGTTACAATAACTGAACCACTTAGAGTAGATACTCCATTTAAGTTAGATGCTCCGTCTACTATTAAGTTACCCGATAAACCTATATCTCCTGATGCACTTATACCTGCTGAAGCAGATACTGGTCTTCTAAAGATAGTAGTTTTAGTAAAGTTAGGGAATCCATCTGCATTATTTATTGCAAAAGAAGTATTATCTCCTGTTGTAGAATCTGCAGTAGCACCTGCTTGTATAACAAATGCTGCTTTATCTGCCGGAGCTACTGCTCCAGAACCTCCTGCATTTACTTTATTTCCGTAAAAGGTAACTCCATTGTCACCGTCGTTTATAGTTATACCTGCATAGTTAAATCCTGTAGCAAAAGAACTATGAGAAGTATACATTGTAATACCTGGAGCTCTTGTTGGTAGTGCTGCTGCCCCTATAGTTAATCCAGAGAATACTGAATTAGCCATGTCTATTGTTACGTTACCATAAGCAGTTTGACTATCAGTTTGAATAAATGCAAATGAAGAAGCTGCATTAGTTGCAAAACCATCTGATGCTGCTATTCTACTACCAGATATATTTCCTGAAGCTGAGACTGCTGAGTCTAAAGTTATTAAAGAACCATCATCTATAATGTTAGAATCGTTTAAGTGATGTCCTCCATCTCCTTTAGGTATTGTGTTACTTGTTAAATAAGTTGGTGATCCTTTAGTTGCATATTCTGGTCCAAACATTAATACCCCATGATCTGTAGCATCATCTCCTCCGTATTCATAGAACCAATCATTAGTACCTCCATCAAACTGTAAAGAAGCTGTAGTATCAGCTGCACCACTATCTATAACTTTTATACCCGCATATCTTTCAGTAGGGGTATCGTTATTTAAGATAATAAATGCATCACCTATAATTTTAGCAGATCCTGTTACTGATTCTAAATAAGCAAAAGAACCTGTACCGTTAACAGCAATATTGTTAAATGTTTGTGTACCTGTAAAGCTATTATTTACGTTTGTATAAGCAATATTAGGATCAGTTACATGGGAAGAAGTAACTGCATAAGATGCCGAAGTAGCATTATCTGCTTGTACTGCATGAGAAGCTGATGTAGCTGTTGAAGCTGAATTTACATCTAAGGTAGACTCCGCAACTGCTTGTGGTACACCGTTACTATCACCTTTCCATAAATAATCTGTAGTAATGTTAGGTAAGTCATTTGATCTACCGGAGCCTTGAAGTATTATCTCACCATCACTTGCATTAATCTTAGCCGCTGTACCTATATTTTGTATAAGCAAACTTCCTGTTGGTTTAGTTGCAGTTAAATTACCCTCTATATTTACATATACCGGAGCACCTGCTACTAAATTTGAAGTATCTATTCCTATAAGTCTACCGTTGATAAGAGCTTCTCCGGTTGAGTTATCTGTTAATTCCTCGTTAAGTACCGCTACAGCTGGCATATTACCTGCTATACTTGCATCTGCTTTTATAATTGTTACATTTTCTCCAGTAACTCCCGTAGCATGTACTGCTGTACCTTTAGCTAACGTTTCACCGGCTAAGTTTTTTACATTTATTACTAAATCATCTGCTTGAGTTGCATGATCTGCATTTAAAGCATGAGAAGAAGATACTGCTCTTATTGCTGCTGAAGCCGATACAGAATATAAAGCTGCCGAAGATGATACTGAGTATAATGCATGAGATGCTGAAGTAGCATTTATAGCATAAGAACTTGATACTGTATATATTGCACTAGAAGCAGAAGTTGCATAAGAAGCAGACTCTGCATTACTTGCAAAATTAGCATAAGATGCTGATTCTACTGAACCTGATTGAGCTACAGTAACATCGAAAGTAACACCGCTATCTTTAGTAAACGTAATAGTTGAAGCTAACGCTGAAGCAGTTACTATACCTTCTCCAAAGAAAGAAGCTGTATCTGCATTAGTAGCACTTAAACTACTATCTGCTATAACAGCATGAGAGGCTGAAATTGCTAAAGAAGCAGTAAGCTCTAAACTTGTCTTTAAAGAACCAGTCCCATCTAAAATATAATTTTTATTGTCAGGAAGTCCTGATCCACTTACCTGAGCAAGCTGCTGGAAAGTATCTTTTATTTCTTGGTTAGTTAAATTGTAATTTGCCATAATTATTGTGGGTATTGTTTATATCTTGTGTCGTAAACTCTGTATCCTCTTCTTATAAACTCTCTAGTCATTTTTCCTTTATGATTAAAGACAAATGGAGAACCATATTTCTCATCGTAATCAGGATTTAATTCGAACAATTTATTTGATTCGTTTAACTCTGGATATAAAGTTTGTTCTTCTATTATGTAGTCAGTTAATAAATTAGAATAGAATTCCATTTTATTTTGTACCGCTGTGCGCTTAGTATTGTACATTGTTCTATCAGCTGCGATTGAACTCTCTCCACCATCTGGTATTAGTAAGCCATTATTTCTGCTTCTTATATAGATAGAATCTAATATATACCAATATGCAGCATATATAAGCATATCTTGAATATAGCTATCTAATAACGTTTTATAGTCTGCATTAGCTGCATCTCCTATTGTACCTGCATCTACTAAAGAATAAAGTTTATCTATTAGTAAAGTACCTATAATTGGTTGTAGCTTTATATCCTGTGCTTCTCTTATACCGTTCTTAATTAATGCTGAATCAATATTATTGTCGATATCAGTGTAAGATCTGATTTGTGCCTCTGATATTAAAAATGTATTTGTCATATCTTTATTCTAAATTTCTTGGTACGTCTTCTACGTTAGTTTCGTCTGATCTCTCTACTTCTTCTGCTTCAGAGTCAGTTACCTCTACTGAAGTTACTACATCTTCTCCTACTTCTCCGTCTTCATAAAGAGTTTGAGTTTGCACTCCTAAGATTATATCTGGGTAATTAACTTGCATAATACCCTCTAATTGTCTTAATATTTGTTGTTGGAATGGTTCAATAACGTTATGTTCGAATAATATTCTAGCATCTATAAGTTCTGATCTACCACCTAATTGACCTTCAGTCTTAATTCCTAATAACATAGGAGATGTAATCCTGTGTGCAGTTAGTATCTGCTGAATAGACATTTCGTTTATCGTTGTATAATAGCCGTCCTGACCATTAGAAGGTATAGGTGTAATATCAGGCTTGTTTTCCGGACTATCTACATCCATGTAAATTAAAGCTCCGGCATTATCTGTTCCTCCATAATTAGCTCTTAACATTGTCTCTATAGACTCTACATCGTCAGAACTTCCATTTGTATATGTAGTTATAGCTAAACTCGGTGCCAAACCATTTTTAATATTATTAACGTGAAAATTGCACGTTTCTACATCTAACTCAACGGTTCTAAGGGCTCCATTATAAGAAGGTAATGGATAGTATTGTTGACCTGGTCTGTAGTTATGTACGACAAAGATTTGAGATGGTTCTTCTTTTGATTTTTTAGTATCAAAGACTGGAAGATACATTGTATTCTCATCTGTATGAGCTGTAAATACTTTCCATTCGTTAGAAATATAATAACCGGGTATGATTCCGCGGTGGTTTTTCTCTTTAGCTCTTATAGTTGAAAAGTCAATATGATATGCTTCTGCTATTTTAGTTCTATCTCTACTGTAGATAACTTCTAAAGCAAAGCTACCGTGTAAGATATAATCTAAAGATATTTTCTTAAATATATCATTCCACGTTTCTCCTCTACTATTTGCATGCTCTAAAAAAAGCTCTTCGTTTGCTGTTAATCCTTGCCCTATAACTCCATGGACAATAGAATCTATACAAGCAGCATGTATTGCTGATCTGTTGTATAAGTCTATAAGATATTGTGGAAATCTATTATCGTTACCACTCTTTACATATTTGCCTTGTATTTTCTCTTGAAAGTTTACTTGCTCTGAATTGAATCTTTCTACTTTGGCGAAATGCATTTTATTTTTATTCTTTGCCATAATTATTTATGATAAGTTGTATATTGTCCATCTTGTGGACCTCCTGTATAACTAAGATACGAAGGATCATCCGATCCAACAACTCTTGCTCTACCTGAATCTATTGGTCTATCATTTATAAATGTACCTTCAGCATCCCATCTAAAGTCTGCAAGGCCAAATGTTTCCGTTGTGTTTCCCCATATACCAGTACCGGTTATACCTTCTACTAATACATAAGAGTAATTACCGCTCTGAGACGGTATAAGACTTGATGGTACGCTAAATAACAAATAGTTGTTATAGTATCCAGCCGGAACTGGTGCTAGTTTACCCAAGTCAATGCTTGCACTGGACATATCATAGTCCTGTGTAATGTTTAATCTGAATGATCCACTAACTAAGTCGTGGTATATACTAGCTGTAGCAGGTGATATTGCTATAGTATTACTAGTGCCTTCTTTAATTAAGTTTATCATTTAATTCGTTTATAAAAAAAGGGAATGATAGTTTATAACCACTCCCCTTTATTAATTGTATAATTAGCCTACTGTTATTCCAGATAGTGCGACTGCTAAAGTACCGTCAGAAGTTGAAATCTCTTCTGCTGGTTCAGGTTCCATACCTTGGAAAGCTAAAGCGTACTGGTTAGCATCTCCAAATGCTGTACCTGTTGCTCCTGCTCCTCCTGATAAAGTAGCTCCTCTTCTATTCCCTACGTAGAAGAATCTCCCTGTATATGGAGTCTCTACACCATTGTTTGTTTCAACAACGATTTTAAGGTCTGGATTTTGAGCTAAGACTTTTACCTGATTTCTAATTGACGATTGAAGTTTGTGAAATGCTACGTTAAGTATTTGATCATAAAATACTGTACCAGCTTCTAAACTTACTGTTGGAGTCTCTGTAAAGTCTCCAGTGTTTTTAGTCAATTCAAACTTATAAAAGACACCGCTACCTGATAACGCGCTAATTAACCCTTCTGAACTTTCTACTACGGAAGAAACTGATCCGGAAAGAATATAAATATTTTTTATTCCTCCTGTATTATCTCTACACGCTAGTGAAAAGCCGCTTGTAATATCACATGCCATAATTTATTGGTTTTATTAGTTAGTTAATATAAGGGGTAAAATTAATTACCCCCTATTGGTTTTGGTTTCTTAGTTTAGTCCGTTAGAAACAATGTACTCTGGGAACGCTACCTGCGAACCTAACTTAGATTTTAATCTATGTTTTAATTGGTCTGCGTTTATATCATACCAAAGTTGGAAGTTTTCAACGTCTGAAAGTAAATCTACTCCTACTACTGCATAAGCATCAGGCATAAGTGCGATTCTGTCTCCAGAGATACCACTTGTTCCTACTACTTTTACATTTTGGAATGGATATGCGATCTGTAGGATACCAGTTCTGTTAGAAATTGATCCCGGATCGAAATAATAGTTGTTAATTCCTCTTAACGCTGTAATGAATTTTCTAAAGTTAGATACAGACATCCAGATAGTTAAATCATCTCTATCTGCTACGTCATCACTTAAGTTTTCGATAAGTGCGTCAGTAATACCTAAGATTGTACCAGAAGATACTGATCCTGTAGCTGCATCAGGAATTACTACTCCTGCTGTAGATGCTGAAGTAAAGGTTCCGAATTGACCTGGACCCCATAGGAAAGCATCATCTGCTTTTTTCATTTGGTTAACGATTTGTTCTGTGTATACAGAAGCTAATTTGAAAGTCTCGTTGTACGATCCTCTATCTAAAGCCGAAATACCTAAGTACTTTGGGTTTAGGTTGTCTAAACAAAGTCCATCATAAGAAGTTCTTTGAGTTACTGATATTGTTCTTTGAGTCGCGTCAAAAGATCCTGAAGGGTTTGAAACACAATCTCCACTTTGGATTTGTAAATCAACTTCGAATATGTTTAACGGCTCTTGGAATTTAATTCCTTCCTGGATTGGTAGTATTGAAGTAGTATATCCTTCAAATACAATCTTAGGAATGACTTTTCCTGCTACTTCATTGTTGAAGTCATTTAATGCAGATACATCTAATGCCATAATTTTTTAATTTTAAAGTTTGTTAATTAATTGTTTTTTGAAGCTCTCTCCAATACGTTAGCGTACTGCATAGCTTTTAAATCGCCATTGTTGAAGGTTAATCCTTCTCCTTCTGGCTTTGAACCAAATCCAGCTTTACTAAAAGCTTTCTCAGTTACTGATTCACTAGCAGCTGAAGAGTAATGTTCTTTCATTTTTTCTTCATGTTCAGCTAGTTTCTTTTTCATCTCATCCATCATTGGAGCAATTTCACCCATAATAGCTTCGATAATTTCTTCTTTGATTCCATGCTCTTCCATGTCTTCTTCGTCTCCGTGTTCTGACATTGGTAAATCGCCTGATTCATCGATTGCATTCTCTGCAAGTTCTA